TCATCCTTCGCCTCCCCACTGGTCCTGGAACAGCTGCAGCAGATGCGACCACTTTTTCAGACTGTCCCGCAGGACTTCCAGTTTTTTCCTGATCCGTTTGACTTCGGCATCATTTCCGGACGATTTCGCTTCATCCAGCTCATGCTCCAGTTGCCGTATCTCTGTCAGCAGATGCATGATGCCTTTTTTGACGTCCATCACTTCCGGCCTCGCTTTCTGGCTGCCTGTCGCCTGTCCCATTCCTTCGTGCCTTCCCAGACGATTGGGTGTCCGCACTTGCATGTCATCTGACCAAAAGCCAGGCGCCGCTTGCATTCCGGGCAGCTGTAGACTTTTTCAAACTGTCCCGGAACATCAAACAGTGCGCACGGCTTTTCGTAGGTGATGACTGGTTTGAATTTGTCCATCACTTCCACCCCGCTTTCCGGAGATTCCGGAAACACTCCGACAGCTCGCTGCGCATGAAGCGGAGTTTTGTCTCAAGGTCCCGTTTCCGGAAGATGTTGCCGGCCTGCTCAGCCTGCCGGATCCCCTGATGGACCGCTCTCATGGCTGCCCGCTGTCTCAGCACCATCGGGTGCTGCTCTGCGATTTTCGGTTTCTGCATTTCGTCACCTCTCAGAACGGCAGGTCATCCGAGCCCAGGTCAAGTATTTCATCCGGGCTGTAGGGATTGTCGTGGCTTGGTCTGACGTTTTGGTCGTATTGATAACCGCCGCTCTGACAGCCATTTCCAGCCCCGTAGGAGCGATTCTGTGTCTGGACGGGTGAATATCCGCCGTAAGTGCTTTGCGGCCTGTCAGCGGGCTGTGTGCCGTTGTTCCTGCTGTCCAGCAGGTCCATGGATTCAACGATGACCTCTGTGATTTCGACTTTCTGTCCCTGCTGGTTCTCGTAGCTGCGGTTCTGCAGCCTGCCGGTCACTCCAATCTGGCTTCCTTTGTGGGTGTACTGATGCAGGACTTCTGCTGTCTTCCCCCATGCCTGGCAGCGGAAGAAGTCTGCATCAGGCTGTCCCTGTGACTTGAACCGGCGATTGACTGCCAGCGTGAAGTTGGCAACTGTCTTTCCGGACTGAGTGGTTCGAAGTTCGATGTCCTTTGTCAGGCGTCCTGTAAGGTTGGTGATGTTCATGCTCTGTCTCCCATGAATTCGTTTGTCAGCCACACCTGGCCTTTGCCCGTGACTTTGGTCGTTTTGGTGATGCGCACGGATCCGTCCGGGTTCTGAATGGTCCGCTCCTTGATCTCGAAGTAGCCTTTCTCCATGGCCTTCTGTGTCGGCATGTTCCGGCTTTCCCCGGTCTTCATCAGCCAGCCGTTTGTCCTGAGCCAGTCAAACAGCCGTCTCTGTCCGACTTCCACGCCGTTCTGCCGCAGCAGCTTCGCCATATCTCCGATCAGGATGCTCGTGCTGGATGTCTCCACAGCTTCTGCAAACAGGGCCTTGGGCTTCATCTGTGCGTTCTGGAGTTCGAGCTGCCGGCGGGCCTCCCGTTCTTCCTTGAGTTTCTGCAGTGCGTTGATTGCCAGGTCCGGGTTGTCCAGAAGTTCGTCCATGGCGTACATGCCGTTCCGTCTCAGACTGGGCAGCACTTCCGAAGTCACCCATCGCTTGAAGCGTTTCGCTTCCGGGAGTTTGGATCCGAGGATCAGGCTGTAGAGTCCTGACTCGTTGATGATTTTCATTTCTCTTCTTTGACCTGAGTCGGCGAATTGCCGGGTCAGCTTGTCTTCTTCATCAACATGCTTTTTCAATGCGTCTGCTGTATCTCTGTACCCAAGCACCTGGGCAACATCCTTCCCGACAAAGTACGGTTCCTCGTCGATGGTGAGTGTGCGGATCCCGGATCCGTCAAAATCAAATGTCTGAATTTCGTTCATTTTTCCCCTTTCTCTCCCAGGCTGAATTGCGCCCGGGCTTTTTCCACTTCCGCCAGCATCTGCTGACGTTCCTGCTCGCTTGCGAACTGGCTTCCTGTGTCCGAGTACCAGTCCGGCAGCTGACCGGAATAGACTCCGGTCTTTTGTCGTGCGGCAGACTGCTTACGGTAGGCTGGCTTTTCTCCTGAGGCTATCTTGTTCAGGTATGCCGGAAAGCTGCTGATCGGCTTGTTCGGGTTCTCTTTCAGCATTTCGCTGACCGTCTCGATTGCATCCATCCCGGTCTTCGGGTGCCGCTCCATCAGTGTGTTGTACTCCACCTGGGTGAGGGGCACGTTCCGGAATTTCCCGAACAGCGAAGAAGCGACCTCAGATGATGAGTCATCATCATCATCATTCTTTCTTTCTTTCATTCTTTTCTTATTGTTAGTGGTTGCTGGTTGGTTGATGCTTGGTTGCTCGTTGGTTGCTTGCTGGTTGGAGACTTGGTTGCTCAGTTGATATTTTTCGTAGTTTGTCAGCTTAATAAGGGTGTATGTCGCAGTTGTTGACTTGGTTACTTCGTTGGTTGATTCCAGCTTGTTTAACGCTGTCCGTATCTGTTGTTGCGATAACCCTGTTTCTTTGGAGAGTTTTTCCCGGGAGGTGATTTTCGCTCCGGCAGGCACGTCAATCCCCCGCCATTTGCCTGGCTTGCTGTTGGCTGTCAGGAGAAGGTGGATGAACAGCGTCTTGGTCGGAACATCCGTATACCACTCCCAATCAGTCATTTTTCTGTGGAGTTTTATCCATCCGCTGTCCATCAAAATTCCCTCTCTTTTTTCCTATTCCGAATCCGTCAGATACTTATCGTGATAGGTGACAGCGACGGCCATTGCGGCCCAGATATCCTTTTTAAAACCGTAGAAATATCCGGGATTTTTCTTTGTCCCGACCACTCCAAACCGATCGATAAGAGCCTGGCGGATGTTGCTGTCTCTGGCCCGGGAGTTGTGGCAAATCGCCGTCTTTTCTTCCATGCGATAAATGCGCTGGTAGTTGATGACGTTCCCCCAGACGATCTCGATATGCCGCTCAAATCGGCCTATCTGCACGCAGGTCTCAAATACTTCTGCCCCGACTGGCATTCCGTAGCTGGCGACCATTTCCACAGCCACGTGCCGGACAGGGTCATCCCAGTACCACCTTTCGTGAACCAGCAAGGAAATGCACCTTTCCAGATCCGCATTGGGCAGCTTGCCTTTGGCGATGACTTTGGACAGGTCGTCTGTCACCATCACAAAGGCTGATTCGATGTTCCCCGGGTCAATGGCAAGGATGCTCATGCGTCCTTGACCTCACCTGTCACCGGATCTGTCCTTGCGTCCAGGTCATCCTGCTCCGGGGTTTCCTCGTATTCTGCCTCGATGTACTCCGTCTCGTCGTGAGCCAGTGTAAGGTCCTTCATCGTGTCCTGGTCAGCCGTCGGATCGTAGTGTTTGATGGTGGAATCAGACTGGACCTGCATTGCGATTTCGGTACTCATGGGGGCGTATTTCAGCACCCGTTTCAGCAGTGTTTTCTTCGCCATTTCGTCGAAATTGGTCTTCCACGGGGACGAATAGCCTTTGGAGTAAGCCTGGCTGTAGGTGCGGGCAAACTGTTCCATCTCAGGCTTGTAGGCGACCTCGAATGCGTAGTCGCCGGATCTGGTTTTGTAGAAGGCGTAGTAGGCGACTGCCTTGCCTCTGTCTCCCTTTGCGGGGACGTGCTTCAGGACAGGATCCAGACCGAGTTCGTATGTAAACTCATCGTTTTCATAGACTGTCTGAGCCTGCAGCATGGTGATCTCTCCGGAGCGTCTTGCCAGCTGAATTAAACCTTTATCACTTAGCCCTCCGGTTTCCCATCCCGGAGGAGTGGACTATCTCTTCATCCATTACTGGATGCCACGCACTTCGAGCGGTAGCTCATCTTCCGCCCTACCTGGCTACATTCATCACCAGTAGTCTCTACACCACTTTCCAAACCTTATGACCTCTTATCGTTCCGCCCCTTTTGAGGATCTTCGATAAGGTTGCTGCGTCCGTTTTGTAATACGCAGCACACTCTTTAACGCTCTCGAATGTTCTCTCATCTGTACTGACCTTTTTTCGGTGCCCGGCATTTGTTTGCGGGTGGGTCAGGTGCCGCTTTTTGAGGCTCTCGCTTTGCTTTTTTCTGGTTTCTGGAGACGCCTTCTTGCCTTTGTTGGCCGCACTTAACCTGGCTTTGGTCTCATCCGATCTAGGCAATCCCAGTGTGTTATATTCAGGGGCCTCATCGTGGATGTATCGGAGTTCTTTTTCTTTGAGTGTTTTTCTGGTTGTGTCGTCAGGAAGTATTTCGAGCATTTCAAACCGAAAATTTTCTTTGCCATATCTTTCGATGTCTTCGGCAAATAGGGTGCTGTGGAAGATGTTCCATTTTGCAAAATGGTCTTTCTTTCTACGCTCTATATTTCGTGATTGGCCGATATACTTCCTGCCGTTTATAAGGTTCGTAATTTTGTAAATTCCTACCATGGTTCCTTTCCACGGTTTGGAAAATGGCACGGTATTGCCCGATTTATTGGAGGGTTTCACCGTTAGCCCTGTTAAGGACACCCCTGAGCATCAGGGTTCACGCAGTTTTAGTTGAGCCTAAAGAGTTAACCCAACCTGGAACTGCACTTCCATGCGGCCTTTGTTTCGGTAAGGGATCAGATAAGCCTGCCCCAGCGGGGTGTTGGGTTCCAGTCCAAGCTGTGCTGCATTCATGACGGCGCCGATGAACGATGCGGGGGTGCATTCACCCAGCTTCGGGTTGGTAGTAAGCGCTGTCATGCAGATCCGGTTGAATCTGTCAGGCCCGATCTGTGCAGGCAGCGCCCGCGCGATTTCCGATGTGTAGGCTTTCAGCCAGCCTTTGATGGTCGTCGGTTGTCCACCTGCCTTGACAGCGTTGTGTGCTGCTGCCTTCTGGATGGTTCCTGCCTGGTTCGGCGCTTTTGCTGTTGTGGTTGTTGTCATGCTCTTGCTCCCTTCCTTTTTCTGACGACAAACGGCCTTGTTGTGGTCGTTGTGAGATAGTCCGTGTATTCATCCGGGTGGTCTGCCCGGTAGCTGTCTTTGTCAAAGCTGGTCCTGTTCTGGGTCTTCCAGCTGATGCTGTACAGCCCGCAGACGCCCTTCTGAGCGGTCTTCATCTCTTCCTTGAGCTGGGCATCCAGTTCCTTCTTCTGGGCCGTCAGGTCCTTGATTTTGTCTTCCAGCGCTTCCCTCGTCTGCAGAGTGTCTTCCATGTAGTCCAGTTCGACTTCTTCGTCGAAGGACTCGGGATACAGTTTTTCCAGCGTCTGTGACGTGCTGTCAGAGCCGTCAGGAGCCGGAGCGTTCTTTGTCTGGACTCTGTCCCAAAATTCCTTTTCCGCCGCCACAAGGGCCTGTATCTCGTCCTCGTCCCGGTCAATGCGGAACCAGTGGAATCCCTTGCCCATGACCAGAATGGCGATGTACCAGGCATCAGCCCCAGTCAGAGCCATGTAGTGATAGCATTGGGCATAATAGGCAGCGGGTATGTCTCCGCCGGAGTAATCTGTTTTCGTGAGGGCGTTTGCCGTCTTGCACTCAAGGCCGGCGTTCTCTCCCACAATCAGCCGGTCAACGTTGCCCAGCATCCACGGGTGTTCCTTCGACTGGAAACTGTACCCAGATCGCTGCACCTTGAGGCCTGTGGCTTCTGTGAATCTTTCCGCCACGTACTGTTCCAGGTCCCGCCCGACCCTCATCGCCTCGTTGTCCGGGATGTGCGAGTCCATAAGCCCGGTCTTTTCCGCCCACAGGGTGTAGGCGGATTTGTAGGGACTCAGACCGAGAACCGACCCGGCGTCGGAACCACCCAGTCCCTTGTTTCGCTGCTTCAGCCATTCATCCCTGCTGTCTTCCAGCTTGTGGGCGATGGCGTGCTTCTTGATTTGAGATATATTCATGTGTGTCCTTTCTTCGGCAGGCCTGTAACGCCGAAGGAGTGGCGCCCAGGGGGACGGTTGTAAACTTTTGGAAGGAGAATTACGTACAAAATGGACAATGCCTATTTCGATGACAGTAATGGCGCACTCCAACGTCATCCCTGACTCCTTCGGCCTTACCGGCCTGCCGTTGTGTCTTAGATCCGGCCCTCATGCGAGAGGGCGTGAACGAGAATGAATTTGCTGATCCGGAGACACCTCACTTTCTTTACTTTTGGGGTGCCCTCTCTCATCAGGACCGGATCTTTGTGCTAAAATCTGGCTGTGTGTGTCGCCTGGCTCCCTGTTGAGTCAGGCCTTTTCTTTAACCACGAATTCCCAATGGTATCCGCCGGCCCGGCGTCCCCATTTGATGGCCTCGCTCATGTTGTGCGGGCAGCGCAGACCACATGCCAGCGTTGCAGCTGATATGCTCGGAAAAATCTCGCCGGTTTCAAGACAGCGAACCGGTTTTGCCGTTGAGTTTGGTGTAGTTCTTGTGGTATCCCGGAAAGTGACTTTCTTCCCGAAAAGCACCACTTCGTCCCCGATGGCCTTTCTGGCAAACCGCAGGTTTCCGACGGTGCAGCCCAACGCCTTGGCTGCCGGCTCGTAGCTCGGATACACAACGCCGTCGATTGTGACTTCCACCCGGTACATCAGCCAAATACCGCCTGCATGACTGCGGGAGCCGCCAGAACAGCCGCAACCAGCAGAGGCACTCCGACATAGCGGATGATGTCGTCGATCAGCTCGCGCTTCTGCCGGCGTTCGGCTTCCTGCCGGTCAAGTATCATCTGGCGGTCCGTTTCTGCGCGCCAGTTTTCGTAGAAATCGGGAATCATGGCCGAACCTCATCATCCAGCAGGTCCATCAGCTGCCGGAGTTTTCTTTCTGCCTCTCCGACGCTTTCCACCAGCTGGAAAACCCTATCTGATGCGGACTGGGCATACGAAGCCGCTTCATCAGCCAGTTCGACTCCATCTTTGAGTTCCCGTTTTGCCTGAACCAAGGCTTGCGCCATGTCTTTGATTGACTCGATGACGCTCCATTTTTTGTCTTCCGTCATTTCTGTTCTCCTTTCAGGATCCTGCGGAAGCAGGAAATTACATCTTCGGCTGTCTGCCAGCCTTTCGGCTCCGCCATTTCTTTCTGACACCAGAACTCGAGCAGACCGTACGGGAAACCGTAGCTGCCTTCGTGACAGATGACGGAAGCCTCTCCGGCTGGGGTGAAGGCCAACAGTCTGTATCCGCCGAAGTAGTCCAGGTGTTCTGCGGCGAACTCGATCTGATGGCGTTCCAGCCAGTCACGGACCTTCCGAAATTCGCCGAACTGCTTCGCCTCAGTCATCGCCGAACTCCTTCATGAATTTCTTGCGGTTTATGTAGTATTGGTAATTTCTGCCCCGGCCTTTCCATGCCATGCCCCATGGCATATCCTTTCTCTGCAGCAGGACCCTGAGTGCATCCTCGGAAATTCCCATGATGTACGCTGCTTCACAGACGCTCATGGCTTTGCTGTTTCCAAACAAGTCTTTTATTGGTCGTGTCATTTCCCTTCCTCTTTCTTTCTGTCTCGCTCTGCCTTCCAGGCTTCGAATCCCTCAAGATTGACCGGATCCGAGTAGAAGGCCGCCAGCTTCTGGGGTGTGATGGCCCTTGCCAGCGCGTTGATGGTTGCCTTATCCAGTGTCATTTCGGCCTCGCTTCCCATCTCAGATTGGCCAGAATCGGATAAGCCTCTTCGAAGGCCCGGAGTTTCAGCCGGTCCCAACTGGTGAAGACTCCCTTGGCCGCCTTTTTGCGGAGCCGTTCGATCTGGTGGACACAGCCTTTCTGGGTCCGTGCCCCCAGCCCTGCGGCTTTCAGCACAGGCTCCGGGTTGGAGCAGGCGATGATTTTCAGTGTGTCCGGGTTCACCTTGTGGTTCGTGCCGGGGATCTCTTCGCAAAGCGGCAGGTATCCTGGCATGTCATCCATTGGGATGTTCCAGACTTCGAACCCGTACGGAACGGATTCAACGATTTTGAATTTGTGTTTCATGCCGCCATCAACTCCTCTGAGTTGTCGAACGGTATTCCGTCCCACAGGCCGAGGGTCACATCCAGGTCGAATGGAAGTTCGCACAGTTCCCAGTCTTCGGCGAGCAGGTCATTTGTGCTGAATTCAGCGTGGTCAAGCCAGGCACTGTTGCTGTCTACCGTCTGGAGAGTGCTTCCGTATCCGTTGGTCGGATAGAAGCACTTCGGATAGTATTTCTCTCCATCCCAGAGGTCCGTGTCCCAGTGAGGGCGGCGCATCGCCATGCGCTTTTCGGCGGCGGCCTTTGTTGCTTCGATGATGTTCATGTGTGTCTCCTTTTTTTGCTTATCCCTTAACGGTCTGCGATTCCTGACCGGTTGTGGCTCCTACCAGCGGCTGTGCCAATGTTGCGCCAAGCAGGACATATGCGAGCTTTTCTTTCTGAGCATCGTCCAGTTTCTGGACTTGCTCACTGAGGAAATCGAAGGCTTTTTCCTTCTCTGCTTGCAGCTTGTTATCCATGTGGTTTACGTCCTTTCTATGCGCTATTGCGTCTTACATACATATATTAATGTCTTAAAGACGTATTTGCAAGGCTTAATACGGATTTTTATTGCCTTAAGACGCAAAAACGGTTATCATATATTTGGAAAGGAGGCCCTATGAATACAATCGGCGAAAGGATCAAAAAGATTCGAACCGACGCAGATCTATCGATGGATGCGTTTGGAAAACGAATTGGAGTCAACTCATCCTCGATAGCGAAGCTGGAGCACGGGGTGAACAGTCCGGCTGAACGAACGGTGAAACAGATTTGTTCTGTGTTTAGTGTTAATTACTCATGGCTTACAGAAGGCGAAGGCGAACCCTATTCCAACGTCGGAAACACCATTCTTGACATGCTCGTTGATGAGTACAATCTCTCGGACCTGGACCGCAGAATCATGCAAATGTACCTCAGCCTCACGGATGCGCAGCGTGAGGGGATCCATGCATTTGTTAATGGCATGATCCAGTCAGAAAACAAAAAAAAGGCCGACTAATGTCGGCTTTTTTTACTGTCGGATAAAGAAATGCTGAACTAATTCCATGATTTTGGTGAGGGTCCTGGTGTCATCTATTTGCCTGAGCATCCAGATGATACGAGAAATTATGTCTTCCTTCACTGTATCCCTCCTTCACTACCCTGTTGACAATATGATTATATGAAATCTATACGCAATTTCAAACCATTTAACAAAAAATTTGCGAAATGTTTTTCACGTGGTATCAGTTTGTTCTTGGACGTTGCTCTTCTGTTTCGTACCTAGTACGATTGTATGGAAGATATTTATTATTCTTTCAGAGAGGAACGCAAGAATATGGGACTTTTTTTAAAACTCGCCGCGAAGGCCGAAGCCGATGAACTGGCTCGTTCAGTTGATTTTGATATCGAACATTACGCATCTCCGACGATGAATATCAACGGAGATGACGTAGAACTGGAAAAGTCTAAGAAACCGGGAATCTGGAATGTGATTCACGACGATCATGTGGTGGGCTGGACCCACGGGCCAACAGAATATCTGGTGGACCATGCTGATGAAATCAAAATAGTGATAGGTGAAGATATTCCAAAAGTCAGGATCGTGAAGCCAGAAGATTTTGACGAAGCAGAAGAAGAGGAATTCACCGGTAAAGACACTTCCATGGTCGGTGATTTTTTGGGATCCGGAAAATCCGCTATCCAGAACTGGAACCAGACAAGGAAAAAGCACAAATCTGAGCTGAGCACACGGATAAAACCGCACAAGTTAAAAAAGGTGTTGGGCATCGGCGGACTGAACGGTGTCATCATCCGCCAGCAGGCTGACGGTCTGATTTACTTCAACAACGAAGAGAAGTTCTACCGTCTGATCAGCTATTCCTGGTCAGGCCCGCAATATCAGCCGGTAACAAGCACAGAGACCGTTTCTCAGACGACAGGGAAAACAAAACGAAAAGGCAGACTGCTGGGAGCTGCTGTTGGGAGCATAGTTGCTCCTGGAATCGGAACCGCAATTGGAGCAATGGCGGGAACCGGAAACAAGAAAACAAACGATAAAACGGTGTCGCAGTCAGTCTCTCAAGTCGGGATGGCTGAAATAGCGATGCCTGCAGTCCTTGTTCTGGAAGAAGTGGAGAGCGGCGTGCAGATCCGTCTGGATTTCGACTGCCTCAGTGAAGCCGATAAAACGCTGTCTCAATTTGCATTTGGCACAGTTTCGCAGGCAGCTGCATCCAGCGCCGAAAACGAACAAGCCAAGCCGTTGCCGTCGATTCCGTCGGATCCCTACGAAGAATTGAAGAAACTGAAAGAACTTCTGGATATGGGAATTCTCACGCAGGATGAGTTCGATAAAAAGAAATCAGAACTACTGAAGCTGTAAAAAAAGACTGAGGAAGGATCTGACAGATCCTTCTGGTCTATTTGTTCGCCGTTTATATAGGAGAATCCTATGTCACTCAAAAACAAGATAAGAAGCTGGCTTTTAAAAAAAGAATCAGCACCTAACGACAATCAACCCAATATCCCGCCACACCCACAAGTGCTGACAGATCAGTACCTTCCTGTTTCGGATCCAAACGTTGCCCGTCTCTCAACGTATGTCACGCAAATCAATGACATCTTGGCAACAGCCTGCAAACTTGCAAAACAGAGCTTTTACCCGATCGATATTCACGAGCTAACGAGAGTCGAGTTCGTAACCAATCCCCCAACGAAGGCCGGCAGACCTCCGAGGGTATTTGAAAAAGCCACATTTGGCAGGGACAGTGTTTCTGACAACGCTATGTATGGCAACGTTTCGTTGGATCCGGCAGGGAAAGTCCTGGGGTTAAACGTGACAGCATGGAAGGCTCGCAGTGTACGGCATTTTCGAAGTCGATTTCATCCTCATGGGACATCTTCTTCGGCTGCTTGCCGTAATACTGCCGAACTATGTTGTAGATCATTTGTCTCGCTTCTTTTCGTTTCATGA